TTCTCTACAGGATCAGCTTTTTTCCTGATAGATAAGCTGTTAAGTGCTGCTATTGTATCCCACTCTTCAGGACTTGCATTGTCAATGCTCATTCCATCTCCTTAAACTTATAGATCTTTTCAAGTACACGGTCTGAGAATCTTTCTACTAGATCTTCTGCCGTGATCTCTAAAGCCTCCATGATTGTTACCTCATCGTAATGTTCGGCAACGTGCTCTAACAACTCGTCGAACGTCATCCATATTTTCTCCTGAGGTAGTTAATACTGATAGGTAGCTCATCAAAGGAACCGTTGTCTACTTCATTCAGCATCCATATTCCTGACCAGCTACCGTTTGTCTGGGGGTTTAGATAATCTTCAGAATGACTATAAAAAATGCCAGCAAACAAACCAGTGATATTATTTCCATCTGCTTTTCTTGCATATGCTATATCCCTATCTTGAACGTGTCCCATTATACATGACATGAACTTCTTTTGTAGCATGAGCTTTGCAGTAGTAACAGGACGACCCATGACACCACTAGTAAAGTAGTGACAGTAAGCAATGCCATCAATGATGATAGGTTCTAGGAAAGGTACAACCTCCCAGCTATCCAAGTAAAAGTCGTTGTATGACATCAGTCCTTCTAGCTTGGCATCAGACTCTATAGCACGTTCTATCCTGTACTCGTGGTTGCCTAGCAGAAATACCATACGAGGTTTCCACAGTCGTCTTTTGCTCTTGCGTAGACGCTTACGCTCTGCCTCGATGGGTTCTAGGAACCTTGCCATTCCCTCGTTACCAGCTTCGATGTCGTTGACATAACGTCTACCCTCGAACGACTTCTTCCCAACGTCATAGCTACTGAGACTTGGCATGTCCCAGTGATCCCCCAGATGAATGATAACGTCAGGTTTAGTTGCTGCAGCGTAGCGTCCTGCCCAGTACAGATGATCAAAGTTACTGTCAGGTTTTACTTGCGTGTCTGGTATTACTAGATGCCTAGTCATAACCACTCCTTTGGAAGTGTACTTGGTGTGTACCACTCAAATCCATTCTTCTCTGCCCAGTCTCTCATACGATAACGACTACCGTCTTTACGTCGTCTTGATCCCGGCATCGGTGTGTTAGGATTCTGAAATACAAATACAAGATCTTCATATTTACCTAGCGCCTTACGTACTTCTACGTATTTACGCGCCTCCTCTCTAGTTCTGAATCGACCCTTCACTTCAATGTATGTCATCCATCCTTCGGTGTTGTAACAGAAGTCAGGCTCGTACATCTTAGGTATGATGTAGCTTATCTTGTTTGCAGGATGATACGTACAACTCTTCATCTCTGCATAGAGCTTCTTCTCTAGGTTGCTATCAAACTTCATCAGGTATCCTATACTTGTCATCAGCAGATCTGAGAAGGTACAGAAGTTGAAGGCTTTCATAGAGTCGATCAGCGTTGAGTTCGTTGTCCTCGTATAACTTAAGACATCGCTCATACAATTCCCTCTCCGTTGTCCATCCATCCAGTGCTTTCTCTGCTTTCTTTGGGCCTATTCCGTTTACCCCTGCGATGTTGTCTACCCTGTCACCCATCAAGGCTTGACGATACAGCCACTCTGTAGCAGAGCGTTCATCAACTTCCTTCATGATCTTCTTGGTGTAGTCATATATCTTTGTGGGTATCTGCAAAAAGTCTTTATCAAGAGAACAAATAATAGACTTATGTTCTAACTCAGTGGACTTGATAGCTATACAGTCATCAGCTTCCATGTTGTCAGAAAGTTCCGCTTTCCACGCATCGAGCATGTACTCACGGAGTAAGTCTTTATGCACTGGCTTACGAGACGGGCGACCACCTTTGTAAGGCTGGGAAACAGCAACCTCGTTTCTGAAGTTGCTGCTGCCTGTAAGGTACAGCTTGTGATTATCGTAGTGCTCAGACAGATCAGAGATAAGTTCAGAGATATAGTTAGCCATAGTTTGTATTGCTACTTTCTCTGACTCCTCGTCACAGGCAAAGCCTACACGATAGACAAGCATGTCACCGTCAATGAGTATCACACGGCTTCCTCAAGATCGAAGTCAGGTTCGTACTCTACGACGTTAGAGATGACCATACGACGTAGGGTAGGTGAACGACCCTTCTTCTTCATGTACTCCCAGTCATAGAAACCAACAAGACACTTAGCTTCTGAGCCATTGGCAACAACGACACCCATATCAGTATCATCATCTTCACTCAGAGGTGTACGCCCCTTGATTAGTATCTCTGCACCGTCAGGTTGGAAAGCTCGATACTTGTTGTTTGACTTACATGTAATGTAGTAACCACGCTCGTCACCCTTGTTGTTTACCTTCAATCCCATGTCTTCGAGTGCTGTTACTGCCTCGTCTGACAAGAGAGCTAGGTCAACAGTGTACTTATCAGCAAGCTGATTCTTCATGGTTAGGTTAGGCCAGTACAGTTGGCACTTAAGGTTGATGTTTGCTTCACTCATAGGATCTCCTAATAATTAATCCAGATTAATTTTACAGGTAATATTATACCACACATTTACAGATTGTGCTAATGCGTTTCGGCCCAATTACTACCGATACGATACTCACCATCTAGTGGGCAGTTAAGGTTAAAGGTTTCGCCAGCCTGAATGATTGCTTTTACCGCAGCTTTTCCTACGTACTCAGCATCCTCAGGATGACACTCTATTTGCCACTCATCGTGGACTTGCGCTACCAGCTTGAAGTCAACATGCTCTAGTAACTCATACAGGTGTATCACTGCCTGTTTCATTACAACAGCACCAGCTCCTTGCAGTAGTGTGTTTAATGCAGCATGAGCAGAACGAACACGTAGCCGTCTACCGTCTAGTCCGTCTAGGAACCCAGACTCTGCTTGCATTGTTATCTCTTGTCGTAGTTGAGCCAATGCAGGAGTATTCTCAAGGAACTTATCCTTCAACTCTCCTCCTTTCCTTGCGTTACCTCCTACAACAGATCCTATCTTGGCGTTACCTGCACCGTACAGGAAGGCGTAGATAAACGTCTTAGCTTGCGATCTCGTATCTAAGCCAGCCGCGTGTTGGTTAGCAGTGTGTATGTCACCTTCTAGGATCTCCCTCGTATACGCTTCATCATCCATGTAATGGGCGAGCATACGTAGTTCAAGACCAGATGCATCAGCACCCACGAGAATACGGTCAGGAGGAACAATGAAAAGGCTACGACACTCAGTACCATAGTCTGCATAAACCGCAGGAACCTGCGCCAGATTAGGATTAGAATGAGCCATACGACCTGTAACCGCTCCAATATGTTTAACCCTGCCATGTATACGTCCTCCGTCTTCTGCCTTGATCCATGACAATACCTGAGAGTGTCTCTTCTGTAACAGCAGATACTCCAGTACCATCTTAGCTTCAGGTACGTGTAGGTTCTTCTTCAGCGTTGCTTCATCCACCTTGGGTTTACCCGATGGTGTCTTCTCTTTCCACTTCGCACCCTTCTTCTCAAGCCTATCAGCTATCTGCTGACGTGAGCCTACGTTGAAGTGTGTGTACCTCACTGGCAATGGTTTGCCTGTCGTCTTGTGATACCTCTGCTCCTCTGCGATGGGTGGGAACACAGTCTGCAATGCAGCTTCAATGCCCAGCATCTTAGTCTCAAGCTGTCGTTCTAGCTTCTTTGCATCAGTAACATTGAACCCAAACCCATTGTCCTCTTGCTCTTTGCATATGTGTGCAACAGCATGTTCAAGGTAGACACTGGTATCAGAGAAAGCAAACATGTGTAGTTGTTTACATAGCATCTCGTAGAGCTTCTCAGTCACTGAAACGTCACGCATACAGTACTTGATCATAGCCTCAGACAACTGACTCCAGTCATCGTGATCACCCTTAGGGAAGCGTAACTTCTCTCCCCATATGGCTAGGCTGTGACCGCCTTGTACGTCTGGATGAAACAGCCTAGACATCACCAGCGTATCCAGTACACGGTCAGGGTGTATGCGTATGTCCCATAGCTTTTCCAGCACAGGTCCATCGAAGCCTATGTAGTTGTGGCCGCAAACGTGACCACCCCTAGCTAGTTCCTCGAACAGCGACTCCCTACAGGTATGGAGACAGTGATCCTCGTTTGGCCTCTTCGTTACTACGCAGTGTATTACCGATGGATGGAGGCCATCCGTTTCGATATCCAAGAACACTATATTCGTAGTAGGCAATGTCCAACTCTTCACGCTCTGTGAATTCTCTACCATAGCTCTTCATCTCCAAGTTCTCTTCCTGAGTAACTATCCAGTTCCCCATCTTCGACATCATATGTCTCCTCTATGTCTGATAAATGTGCATAGTCTAAGTTACCTTCGATGGTAAGCTCATCCTCAATTAGGAATTTACCACACCCACCGCATAAGTCAACAAACTCTTTTGAGTCAGTGAACTTACGTGTTAACTCATAGTCGTTAAGTATCTTATTACATGCAACGCACCTCACTCCATCATCTCCGTCAGTCTGCCAGTGTCTTTATTATACAGCAACGAACATGCTGGTCCAGTCATACCACTGAACCTGTTCTTCAGTACACGCACGTTGGTTGTGTTCCGTACCATCTGATCTTCTGCTTGTGCATTACGCTCTAGTCCAAGAACAATATCAGAAAGCTGAGCAATTGAAGCACTGCCGCGAAGCTGACCCAAACTAGTAACTGCTCCATCCTCATGCCCTTTTCCTTCTGGTCTACGTAGGTGACTAACAACAAACATACATATCTCCATCTCCTGACAGAACATACGAAGCTTGGTCATGATCTCATCAATGGCTTTACGTTCATCGCCATTGGATTGGTCTGACACCAGAATAGATATGTGGTCGAGGATGATGTACCTAACACCCAGCACCTTGACTTGATAGCGGAACCTAGCCAACACGTTCTCGATCTGATTAGAACCAAATGAATCCCATAAGACAACACGGTCATCCAGATCCAACGTATTGAATACGTACTCTACCTCATCTGGGGCGTAATCACATCCGGGTAGGTGTATCGGTTTGTTGATCTGTAGACCCACTAGTCCACGTGCGGTACGGTCTGGTGTCTCCTCAAGGAACGCTAGTCCTATCCTCTCATTGGTCTGCGATGCAATAGAGAACACTAGCTCACGCATGAAGGTTGACTTACCTAGTCCAGACCCAGAACAGATTGTCACAAGCTCAGTTGGTCTGATACCAAACGTCATGTCATCCAGTCCCTTGTATGGGTAGCGTACCTCTGCCTCAATCAATGGCTTCTTCAGCGCCTCGCGGAGTGACCCTATCATCACCATACCGTCAGGGGTGTACACCTTCGCATGCCACCACCGCTTGATGAAGTCATCCTTGTCGGCATTCATCAGGTAGTCCGATGCATCCTTATGCTCACCGTGTTGGTAGATCTTTGCCTTACCACCAAACAGATCCGCACACTCATGCGCCGCCTTCTTACCATGCTCATCGTTGTCGAAACAAAAGATGATGTTGTCAAACAGATCTAGGAACTCGTATGCCTTACGACAATCTGCAGCAGCACCCTGTGCACCATTACGAATAGACACTACTGGGTACTTGTCACCGAACATCTGGTAGGCAGACAGTGCATCCATCTCCCCTTCCACTACGGTTATGTACTGACCACCCGAAGGGAACAGGTGTTGACCGAACAGACCAGCACGTTTCCACTCACCTTCAATCTTGAACTGCTTGTCAGGTGTACGTTTCTTAACTGCAGTTAATTCACCATCGGGTGTGTAGTAACCGAAGTGAACCTCATCCTTGTACACGGTCGTCGAATACTTCTGCATTGTACGTGCGTCGAGACCCCTGTCCTGATAGCTCCTGTATTCCCCTCTCTGCTCCATTAAAGGAACCCTTGGGGTTGGTACCCGATAGTCGTTAATGTCGCTCACAGAGCCTCCTATGCCCTCTGAGGAGGGGGTAAACGTGGCACATGCGAAACAATAGCTTGACCCATCTTCATTGTAGGACAACGCATCACTAGAACCACAATCATTACACTTCTGATGTAACTCTACAAAGGCCATCAATGCACCTCCACACTAGTACCGAAACGAGAAAGGTAACGAGACTCCAACGTGTCATCGTCCAACGAATCAAACTCCATCGCAAAAAGATTAAACAACATGTTCATTGCCTCCATGTAGTTTACGTTGTGCATTTGATCTTCAGTCAACTCTTCAACCATACGGATACGTTCTGCATCTTTCATGTTATCTCCTATTTAAAAGTAATATGTATTAGTAATACTTAGTACTAATGCATAGTACTTACTGTATAGACTATATAGATTAGTATACCACACGTCGAGACTTTTTGCCACCACTCTTGTCGGTAGTATTACCTCTTGATTTAGTACGCGGCTTATGCGTCCTAACATACCGTCTTGTATTTCTGGTCACGATACTCCTCCTTTACGTCGTTGATATGATCCAAGAAAGCACGTAGCTTACCTGAACGCTTGAGTTTTTGCAGCGCTTGATTCTCAATGTTACGAACCATCTGACGACTGATACCTAGCTCATCAGCAATCTCCTGATGCGTCATGTAGTAGTCAAGATAATTACCCCTCTTCGCCACTATCCCTCTCCTCTTTGTACGCATCTATGTCATCGACATACTCATCTGCGTAGTCCCAAATACAACGATCACCGTCCCAATAATCTTGGTAGTCGTCGTGCCATACTTCCCACTGTTCACGTTCCATAAGTCCTCCTACTTCTCGTGTTCAATGATCACCTTAGTGGTGTCACGCTTATAACATAATAAACAATCCATACACTTCTGTCCAGTACAGTTGGCTTCTCCGTCGAACTCCTGCGACACGTTGTTAAATACACGGTCGAACCCACGCGGTGGCTTTGTCATTATCCTGTCAACAATAGGATTACTATAAACCAGAATCATATTACTAGGCACTAGATGTAGATTAGGACGTACATAATCCACACGCTTAGTCCACAACGCAAACGTAGAGTGCTTGTTGTCTTCAGCTATCGCACAAAAGTTGCGGAAGTGCTGCTCATTTATTAGCTCTCCATGCCCATGAAACCGCACAAATGCACCGGAGGTACGAGGCAGAATGAACTCAGCATCACTTGCAAGTACATCACTATTTCTCTGGAACGCGGGTTGGCAGTTCTTCCTATAACTAGAAAGCATACTCATGCTGTAGCACTTTCCGCATATCTTGTCGGCATCGGGCTTACTAGACTCCTTGATACAGAACGGGTTCGTCGCTGTGTTGGTATTGATTGCTTGTATACCGTCCAGCTTACCCGTCATCTTACTAACGCTTACGGTCGGGATCATACACCACCTCCTCTTTGATTACACGGCACTCTTCGCCGTTCTTGATGTAACTATCGCAATAGTACTTTGCGTTGGCAAGCGTGGAGAAGTGGTCACAACCATCAGGTGATCTCTCTACCCACTCCCACACATTACGGTCAAACTTCTGCACTATATAGAATTCATAAATCATCATTCGTCCTCGTCTATGTTACCACCGTCTCGAAATATGTTGTACACCTCGTACTCAGTGTGCATCAAACGTGCAAAGTCCCGTACAATTTTCTCAGGCGCTTCTATCTCTGCTCTTTCTATTGCTTCCTCCTCATTGTCTGCCCATACGGACATTCGATAAACCTCTTTGTGTACTACATCTACTGTATATCTATTCATATTTACACCTCCACATCATAGATTTTAGTACTGGTCTCTTCATCTTCACGGCGCTCAAGAGCCACGTCATCCTCAGACCAATCGATAGGACAATCCAACTCACTGATAGCGTAGTCCATTGCAGCCTGCTCCGCCTCGTATTCATCTGATGACTTCACATACACACGCTTTGTAACAGTAACAGTCACATCATAGGCATAGACATGCTCTTTCAGTAAGTCCTGAATGTCATCGATCTTACGCACTGCATCGTGGAGTAATACTTCTAACTCCTCGAACTCAGTATTGTGCGGACTATTAATCACATCGTACTCAATGGCACCACGTATTACATTGAGGCACCGACGATGCTCCGTTAGTTGTTCTTTACTGGTTAATAAATAATCACTCATTCTGCACACCACTCCACTTTTTGAATAATACGATCAGCATACTCATTAGCTGAGTAGTCACCGATCACCTCCATTGCTTCACTAGTGCTTGTGACGTTGCCATAAATAAATTGGAACCACGCAACATATCTATCTTCCTTGTCACTCCACACCTGCACATCATCGAAGTCACACTCTCCCATGTTATCTAACACAGTCATGTGCTCACGAGACTTCTTGACATCTGGGCCTTCACCTTCACCAAACACACTGATGCTCTTGTCTGGGTCACTTAACACGGCGTCAATAAAATACTGCGCCACTCTGTTCTCTGTAAAATGCATAACTACTCCTCCCATTCTATGCAACACTTTTCACACATATACAGACTACACCTGTCTGTAATACCTAAGCTCAAACGACCAGCTATAAGTATCTCTCTCGTCCACGTATCCTCATCAGGGAATAGCTCTTGAACTAACCTCGATCTGTCACCAGTGTATTCCCTCCAAGAATGCGTGTCAACTAGGCGGACATCCACAGTACCGCATGACATACACCTAGCACTGACCCTTGTCTTGTCAAACAACTGAACTACTTCACTCATGATTATCCTCCCAACAACACACACAAATGCAGTCACCATTATCTTCTTGGTAGACATCCTGTTCACTGCGGAACCACTCACCACACTCACAACACTCAAAGATCATACTCATGCATAGATACTCCTGTATAGATTAGTGCAAGAAGAACAATAACAATGATTGCTCCACCCAAGTTCATAAACCTTTCTTGATCAGGCGTCAGCATTAGAACATCTCCTCTGCCATCTCTAACATCATCTCAATATCGTCGGGACTACTCCACTCATCAGGATACGGTGACATATCTTGCGCCACACGTATTAACTCCATCATCTCAGGTGGATAGATAGGGCTGTGCTTACACGTCATCAGTGGCGGCTCGAAACCAAACGCACCACACCCATGCTTAACAAACAACTGAACAGCATCCTTGTAAGACACGTCTTCCATATCATGCAACTCGTCATGATCCCACGGTTCACCACAATGTCTGCAATGTATATCCATTACCACTCCTCCTTTTATGAATGCGTGTAACCATCTGGCTCGATGGCTAAGAACATACCACACCACTTAACAACAATCGCAGGATCACACACCATCTTCTCAGCACTGCGTCTGAACTGACGGTACGTCATACCCTGATCAGATTGCCTCCACTTACGCAACAATGCCTGTTGCTGACCTTTCGTTATCTTAAGCATCAGTCAAACCTCCCCACACGTTGATGACCTACGCTATCCTTGATGCCGAATATAGCATAAGGATACGCCCACATTGTCCACCCACCAAACGACACACTAGCAAACGGCTCAAGTGGCTCATCTTCTGGCGCATGGTACACACCATCATCATCTATCTCACCACGCCAGTGATCATCGAAACCACCCATACCGTACATATCATTCATCTCATCGGCAACGGTACCGATACCACCACCCTGAAACCTTGCCGCGATAACGCCTTGAGCAAAGAATGCAGGTACGAGACCTAACCGCTCACGGTCTTCTCGACCGCTTAAGAATTGAATCTTCATTGTGTACCCCTCTCAAAAATTAATCTGGATTAATTAATGTCGGCATATAAACAGAATGAATACCCGACATACCTATTATCTCAAATATGAATAATGGTGTCAAGCGCACTCACCACCCATAGTGTCAAGCGTAAATGACAGGCACAAAAAAACCGCCCGAAGGCGGTCAAGGTTACTACGGTGTGGCGGGTTTAGCTCGCGTCGCGGTGTAGGTCTATTGATACCTGTGCGAGATACTGTGCGATTTCCAGTTTGGTGTGTCCGTTGTCGAATGCCTTCTGCAGGAATTCAGAGAACAAGTGCCCGATCTCGCTCGCTTCGCTTGCTAGTGGCTCGCTAGATTCAGATTCAGCCGCGATCTCTTCATCACTGGCAACATCATCAGACGGTACTGCAAGCCATTCGTAGCACGTCTTGAGCGACGTTGAATTAGTCGATGCTGTCTCGAGCGTTAAAATGCCGTCGTCGATGGTCTGAATCTGATGATGTTCTGACAGCTTTTTATCCAGATTGGCCGCTACCTTGACCAATCGCATGACCTGCGACGCCTGCGTGTTGGCTGATGCTTCTGCATTACCTGCACCGACATACTGAGAGACGATGCTGGCTCGTAGTGGCTTTAGATCTGCTTTGGTGATGCCCGCTCGCGCCGCTTTGATTACTTCATCGCAGACTTTATCGAGTGTTGATTCATCAGCTTTAGCTTTTACCTCGTCGCCTTTGATCATGGCTTTCGCGATTCGTGTACCTAGAGTTTCAATATTTGACATGGTTATGATCTCCTAAGATCTATAAGTTTCGTGAATGCCGGTAGGCGTTACCTTCCCGACCCCTTGATAGTCTCAAATTATGGGGCATCGGTCAAGCGCTCTAGAATTAATCCAGATTAATTTTCTATATCCCTTTGAGAGCTTCTCAATTGTCCTGTATTGAACGATCGCCCTAGGCTATGTATTACCCCCTAAAAATATTTATCGTCGTTTTACATTTGTTGGCATGGTCTTTGCTAGTGGCTTGAATATAAAGATATCCTTATATCCTTATATGGTCCTTCCCAGACTCTCACATTCTCATATTCTTGTATGCTTATATAAACATATAAAGATATCGTTATATTTCCAGCGTGAATGACTCCCTGGGGGGCCATAAATGCACTGCATCGACGCGCGTGTCCTACCTAGACACAAAAAAGAGTGAAATTGGAAGTCTTTACTACTAGTACTTTTAGTTATATATCAAAGAGTTGTAATAATTCTAAGACATATCACTAATCTGCACTGTAAAACCACAGAATCTGCACTGTAAATACTGTGTTTTTCCCCTACATCGTTCACAAATAGCAAGAAAGAGCTTGACAAATGCTAAAAAGTATGCTATAATATATGTATATGTAGAACTATAACAAAAAGAACAATGCATTAGGACTTAGTTCTTAGTACTAGGACTTAGTACTTATGCATATTACTACAAGTATAGATAACAAACCCAAAAGCAATCTAGGTAGAGCCTATACAGTAGCACTCGCCAGAGGAAGCAAATGGAAAACAAAAAGAATCCTGTTGGTAGACCCAAGAGAAGTTCTGTTTCTAGTAAAGCAAAGGGGAATAGAAACGCTGTTGGACGGCCTAAGGGCGATGCAGCGATAATAAATGAGTACAAAGCGAGGATGTTAAACTCACCTCGTTCTCGCGCCGTGATGGATGCGATATTCGATGCAGCATTAGACCCAGAACATAAGAATCAGTCAGCAGCATGGAAACTAGTAATGGATAGAATTCTTCCTGTTGCTGCATTTGAAAAAGATATTGTTAAAGATGGTGGTAGAAGTGCCATCCAGATTAACATTAGTGGTGTTGGTGTTGCTGAAGTAACTACTCCAGACGATATTATAGAAGGAGAAGTAGTAGATGAGTCTTAAGTACTTCAAGCGTGAAGAATTTGACTGTCAAGTCTCCGGTACCAACAACATGGAACAAGATTTCCTAGAGAAGTTAGATATGTTACGGACGTTGTGCGGTTTTCCCTTCGTTATAACAAGTGGGTATCGCCATCCCACGATGCACCCCATAGAAAAAAAGAAGGATGTACCCGGCACACACGCCCAAGGGATCGCGGCAGACATAAAAATAACTAATGCCGCTGATCGCCTAAAGCTTGTCAGTGCTGCTCTTGACATGGGCTTCACAGGCATAGGTATTGCTTCTGACTTTATACACGTTGATACCCGTGGCACTACACCAGTTATGTGGACGTACTCATGAAGTTTTCTCACGGCGATGCACTAACGGCAGGCTCTGCTAACACAATACTAGACGTACCTGCTGGCTACGATGCTATTGTTACTTACTTGTTTATTTCTAATACGACAGGCAGCAGTAAAAGTATAAGCGCTAAGTGGGTACACAGCGGTGTAGACATTGATTTTTTGTCAGGTAAGAACGTAGGCAGCGGTGAGTTTTTAGAGTTTGGTGGACAGTTCGGTGAGTTTCTTGTTGCAAAAGAAGGAGACACCCTAACGCTAACACCAGAAGCTACTTCTACGTTTGTCAGTATTATTTCGTTTGAACTAATACCAGCAACGCCAAGGTTAAACTTTTGACGGACCTTAATATAGAACTACTGCCTTGGCAGCAAGAAGTTTGGGCAGACGAAACACGGTTTAAAATAGTAGCAGCAGGACGACGTACAGGTAAGTCTAGGTTAGCAGCATGGATGTTAATTGTTAACGCACTACAGGCGGACAGAGGCCATGTATTTTACGTCGCACCTACTCAAGGACAAGCCAGAGACATTATGTGGTCCACCCTTCTCGAACTGGGGAATCCTGTTATTGCTGGTAGTCACATTAATAATTTGCAAATCAAGTTGGTCAACGGAGCTACCATCAGCCTCAAAGGTGCTGACAGACCAGAAACAATGCGAGGTGTCTCACTCAAGTTTTTAGTGCTGGATGAGTACGCAGACATGAAGCCTGACGTATTTGAACAGATCCTGAGACCTGCATTGGCTGACCAAAAAGGCTGTGCGATGTTCATTGGTACACCGATGGGTCGCAACCACTTCTATGAACTATACAAATATGCAGAGTTAGATGATGATCCGACTTACAAGGCTTGGCATTTTACTTCTTACGATAATCCTATTCTTGACCCGGCTGAAATTGATATTGCAAAGCGCTCTATGTCTTCTTATGCGTTTCGTCAGGAATTTATGGCGTCGTTTGAAGCCCGTGGTTCAGAAATGTTTAAGGAAGACTGGGTACGCTTTAGTCAGGATGAGCCGGAAATAGGTGATTACTACATTGCAGTTGACTTGGCGGGATTTGAAGAAGTTAACAAGAAGAGAACAAAGAATACCAAACTTGACGACACAGCGATTGCCGTGGTTAAGGTCAATGAGCATGGTTGGTTTGTTGACAATATCATATATGGCAGATGGACACTTGACGAAACAGCAGCTAAGATATTTCAGGCCGTTAGAGATTATCGTCCCGTGTCGGTGGGAATCGAAAAAGGTATTGCAAAGCAAGCCGTTATGTCGCCTCTGATGGACTTACAGAAGCGTTACGGGAACTTCTTTAGAGTTGAAGAGTTAACACACGGTAACAAGAAGAAGACCGACAGGGTAATGTGGGCGTTGCAGGGACGCTTTGAAAATGGGTACATTACTCTGAACAAGGGAGAGTGGAATAGTCGTTTTCTAGACCAGCTCTTTCAGTTTCCTGACCCTTTGACCCATGATGACTTGGTGGACGCACTAGCGTACATTGACCAATTGGCTAACGTAGCATATGACTATGACTACGAAATAGAAGACCATGATATTTTAGACGTGGTAGCAGGATACTAATATGGCAGAATTTTACGAACAAGATCCACTTTTAGTTGAAGAAACGATTGAAGATTGGGTCATAACCAAATGTGAGGACTGGCGTGACTATTACGAGTCAAATTATGAAGCAAGGTTTGAAGAGTATTATAGACTTTGGCGTGGTATATGGGATCCTGCAGACAGTGACCGTAAGTCTGAGCGTTCCCGTATTATTTCTCCTGCACTACAGCAGGCTGTCGAGTCTAATGTTGCTGAGTTAGAAGAAGCTACGTTTGGACGTGGTAAGTGGTTTGATGTTAGTGACAACTTAGGTGATACGCAAAAGGAAGATGTATTATTCTTGCGTAACAAACTGACTGAAGACTTTGAAAACTGCATGGTACGTAAGTCCGTTGCGGAATGTCTTATCAATGCTGCTGTGTTTGGTACAGGTGTTGGTGAGATTGTTATTGAAGAAATGAAAGAGATGGCCCCTGCTACGCAACCTGTTATGGGCGGTGATTTGCAAGCAGTAGGCGTAAATATTACTGACCGTGTTGTTGTTAAGCTTAAGCCTGTACTGCCTCAAAACTTCCTGATTGATCCTGTAGCTACGTCTGTAGATGACGCTATGGGTGTAGCAGTAGATGAGTTTGTAAGCAAACACCATGTAGAACTATTACAAGAACAAGGCGTCTATCGTGACGTGTACGTTGGTTCTGCTGCTCCTGACACTGATCTGGAACCTGACCAAGACATAACAATTTACAACGATGACAAGGTTCGTCTTACTAAGTACTATGGCCTAGTGCCACGAGAGCTTCTAGAAGCCGCTCTGAGAGACGATGACGAAGAAGAGGTAGAAGGAGAAGGGGAAGAAGGTTCACGTTACGTAGAGGCCGTTGTAATTATTGCTAACGGTGGTATTTTACTTAAGGCAGAAGCTAACCCTTACATGATGGAAGATCGTCCTATTGTTGCGTTTCCTTGGGATGTAGTACCGGGCAGGTTCTGGGGTCGTGGTGTTTGTGAAAAAGGTTACAATTCACAAAAAGCACTTGACACTGAACTGCGAGCTAGAATCGATGCATTAAGTTTAACAATCCACCCAATGATGGCTATTGATGCTACTCGTCTACCACGTGGTGCAAAGCCAGAAGTACGACCCGGTAAGATGATCCTAACCAACGGAGACCCACGTGAAGTACTTCAACCGTTTAACTTTGGTCAAGTTAGTCAAATCACTTTTGCTCAGGCAGGAGCCTTGCAGCAAATGGTACAGCAAGCAACAGGAGCCGTTGACTCAGCAGGAATCGCAGGCTCTGTTAATGGCGAGAGTACTGCCGCTGGGATTAGTATGTCTCTTGGCGCTATTATTAAACGTCATAAACGCACACTGATTAACTTCCAACAGTCTTTCTTGATTCCGTTTGTTAAGAAAGCTGCGTATCGTTACATGCAGTTTGACCCTGAGAACTATCCAGTGGCTGACTACAAGTTTAACGCAAGTAGTACTCTTGGTATTATTGCAAGAGAATACGAAGTAACTCAGCTCGTGCAGTTACTACAGACTATGGGTAAGGACTCACCGTTGTACAACACATTGATTCAGTCCGTTGTTGACAACATGAACTTGTCTAACCGTGAAGAACTAGTTGCTGCTTTGTCTCAGGCTTCACAACCTAACCCCCAAGCTCAGCAGATGCAACAACAAATACAACAATTGCAGATGCAGTTCCAGCAATCACAAACTGCAGCGTTGTCTGCTCAGGCGCAAGAGTCACAAGCACGAGCTGCTAAGTTGGCTGCTGAAGCTCAGGCTGTACCTATGGAACTTGAGATTGACCGTATTAACGCCGTCACTAGAAACCTTAGAGAAGGTGACGCAGAAGATAAAGAGTTTGAGCGACGTATGAAAGTTGCTGATACTCTCCTTAAAGAAAGACAAATAGAAGGTAAAACCAATGCTGACAGACCACGAACTGAGACTCCTCCTGCAGAGAGTCAACAACGAATTTCAGGGAACGTTCCAACGAATAACGGAACTGGAACGCAAGGTGGAGGAGTTATCTAATGCCCAAGGCCAAGGACCCAAAACTAGCACGAGCAGGGGTAAGCGGGTACAACAAACCGAAGCGGACGCCTAGTCACCCTACTAAAAAGTTTGTAGTAGTTGCCAAGGACGGTGACAAGACTAAGACTATACGGTTTGGCGATGCAAAGATGACTATTAAAAAAGATCAACCTGCACGTCGTAAGTCGTTTAGAGCGCGTCACAAGTGTGACACAAACCCACCTAGTAAACTAACGGCACGATACTGGTCGTGTAAGAAGTGGTGAGTACATGGCTAAAGGTGTAAAACATTATAAACGCGATGGTACTGAGTATTCAGGCGGTACGCATAAGATGCCTGATGGCTCAGTACATTCAGGTAAAACCCACGGAAAAACATCAGTACCACTTTTCCATTTTGATGATTTGTCTAAGACAGCAAAGGAGAAAGCTATGCCCGGTTATGGAATGAAGACAACAAAGCCAAAGAAAAAGAAGCCTGCTATGCCTGTACGCGGTCAACGCACAATGACTAACAAGAAAAACAAAAAAAAGTAGTCATGGCTAAAGCTAAAGCAAAACCTAAAAAGTCTGGACCTACTCCTAAAAACAAGGCGTTGTATTCTAGAGTTAAATCAGAAGCTAAACGTAAGTTTGACGTATGGCCTTCTGCGTATGCTTCGGCATGGTTAACTCGTGAGTACAAGAAACGTGGTGGTACTTATGGCTAAAGGTGGTCTTAAAAAATGGTTTGACGAAGAATGGGTTGACGTTAAAACTGGTAAGAAGTGTGGTCGTAAGTCTGCTAAAAATAGTAAACGTCCTTATCCTTCTTGTCGGCCTAAAGCTGTTGCAGATAAGATGACTGCAGCAGAAAAAAAGTCATCAGCTAAACGCAAAACAGGACCAGCTAAAATTAAACACGCAGTTACTGCATCAGGACGTAGAAGAAAAACTACAAAAAACGCTTGACAAATGCATAAAAGTGTGATATAATATAACTATATAATATAATAACAGAGGAAACCATGACTCCCGAGCTTGAAACTTATTTTAATAACTATAACGAACTCTTCAACAGTGAAGGTTTCAAACAACTCGTACAAGAGCTTTCCACTAACGCAACGCAACTAGCAGACATACAGACTGTAAAGGACGTAGAAGATCTTTTCTTCCGTAAAGGTCAGGTGGCTGCTTTTGCTACTGTTATTAATCTACAAGGTACTATTGAAGCTGCTCGTGATCAAGCCGAAGCAGAAGAAGAAGAACCTATAGATGTTTAAGATATACGACTTCCGTTGTACTAACGGACATGTCTTTGAAGATTTTGTAAAGAGTGGTACTACAACCAGTAGGTGCGGTTGCGGTGCTAACGCTACAAAAATGGTATCTGCCCCGTCTTTCCACCTTGAAGGTGCTTCCGGAGATTTTCCGGGTCGGCACATGAAGTGGGTTAGGGAACACGAAAAAGCAGGTAAAAAATCCTCTCCATAATGATTATAATCACGGAGTTTAATTATGTCAAGAGCTACAATGCTTGATCCACAACCTGAAGAGGAAAACGTGGACGCCATTGAAAACGAAGTAGATGAGATTCAACAAGAAGAAGTTGAGCAACCTCAAGCCGAAGCACAAAGTTTACCAGACAAGTACCAAGGTAAGTCTTTAGAAGAAGTAGTACAAATGCACCAAGAAGCTGAAAAGCTTTTAGGTCGTCAGTCTTCTGAAGTAGGCGAACTTCGTAAGGTCGTTGATGATTACATTTCTAGTCAACAACAACTAACAGCACCTCAACAACAATACGTTGAGCCTGAAGACGATATAGATTATTTTACAGATCCTCAAGGAGCCGTCAATCGTGCTATTGAGAATCACCCTAAGATTAGAGAAGCGCAGCAGTACACTGAGCAGTACAAGAAGCAGTCGTCACTTGCTACCCTTCAAGCTAAACATCCAGATATGCAGGACATTTTAAATGATCCTAAGTTTGCAGAATGGATTAAGGCATCTAAGATTAGGACTCAGTTGTTTGTAGCGGCTGACCAACAGTATGATGCTGACTCTGCTGATGAACTGTTTTCCCTCTGGAAAGAACGTAAGACAGTTGCTCAGCAAACCGCCAATGTTGAAAAACAGGCACGTAAGCAATCACTAAAGGCAGCTAATACAGGCAATGCACGAGGCAGTGCTGAGGGATCACGTAAGAAGGTATATCGCAGGGCCGACATTATTAAACTAATGAAGAATGACCCTGACCGTTATCAAGCTTTGTCCGAAGAAATTATGGCAGCTTATGCGGAGGGTCGAGTCAAATAATCTAGGAGATTGACATGGCTACTGCAACTTTTCCGGGCGCAGCCGGTTTTACTGCGAAGACAGAGGCAGATAAGTTTATTCCAGAAATCTGGAGTGACGAGATTATTGCTGCTTACCAAAAGAACCTGAAGATGGCTCCACTTGTCAAGAAGCTTGCTATGACTGGCAAGAAAGGCGACAAGCTACATGTGCCTAAGCCCGTCCGTGGTGATGCAAATGCTAAGGTTGCTGATACAGCAGTCACTATCATTGCAAACACTGAAGGCGAGTTGACTGTTGACATTGACCGTCACTTCGAGTACTCACGCTTGATTGAGGACATTGTAGAAGTACAAGCTCTTTCTAGCCTGCGTCAGTTCTACACTGAAGACGCTGGTTATGCTCTTGCTGTACAAATCGACAATGACCTTCACGCTGCAGGTACTGGTTTTGGTGACGGTGGCGCTGTTGTATTCAGCCCAGCAGAAACTGACTACCAGCACACTGGTTGTTTCTTCAATGACAACGGTACTACTACTCAGTACGTTGACGACACAATGGACGCAAACGACGTATTCACTGATGCGTTCTTCCGTGACATGATCCAGAAGCTCGATGACAACAACGTACCTATGGACGGACGTGCGCTTATCATCCCACCTTCTGTTCGTAACACTATCATGGGTATTGACCGTTACGTGTCTTCTGACTTTGTATCTGGTCAGGCTGTCAACAGTGGTCTTATTGGTAACCTCTACGGTGTAGACGTTTACGTTTCAGCTAACTGCCGAACTATTGAAGCAGCTGGCGACAACACTGCGTCTTCAGTAGACACTCGTGCTGCACTCTTGTTCCACCGTGATGCAATCATCATGGCAGAGCAGCAGTCTGTACGTTCGCAGACCCAGTACAAGCAGGAATACCTCTCAACTCTGTACACGGCTGATTGCCTGTATGGTGTTCAGGTATATCGTCCTGAAGCTGGTTTCGTACTCGCAGTCGCAGAGTAACGACCTTATGGGGGTCAGCAATGGCCCCTTTTCCTTTTCTTTAGTAGGAGTAGTAGATGCCTTTATTCCGTGGAACAGGTGGTTCTGGTGATGCTAGTACTGATGCGTATGCTTCACAGGTAGCTACCAACGCCCAGACTGCCACTACTAAAGCAAATGAAGCTAGTGCTTCTGCAGCAGCAGCGGCAACCTCAGCAACAAA